ATAACGATTACCAACATGAGTCTCACTTAACTCAAACGAATAATGAACAACATTCTTACCAGCAGCTAATGCACCATACCCAAGATTAACCAGGAAAAATGACTTGCCGCCACCAGTTGGTGACATAACTACACCCAACTCACCATTGGCTAATCCGCCATCTAAAACTTCTGTTGAGTCTAATAAAGGAAAACCAGTAGGAATAGTAATTCGTGAATGCACTTGTTGACGTGTTTTGAATGAATCAAAGTAATCATGACCCATATCTTGTTCCGTACTAATCTTCAAACTATCTTCAATAGTTTTTTGTATCTCTTCAAACTTACCTTCCTTCAACAATTCTACTGATTGCAGAATTGCACCCTTCATGGATTGATTTTTACAAAACTCTAAAGACTTATCCTTTGCATACTCAATCTCTTGACGATTAACTTTTGTCTCAATATCTAACAATACGTTAATAGTAGATTCTTTTAACTCGCCTTCGGGATACTGCGAAATTTCTGTTTTCAATATATCATACGAAGGTGGGCCATTATACTTGTTAAACAGCTTTCTTATCTCTAACCACAATGCTTTATGGGCTTCGGATGTAAAATACTCTTCTTTTAATACTTCAAAACTCTTTTCAAAAAACTCCCTATCTATCAGTGCCGCTTGTAATACGCAGTTCTGAAAGTTAGTTCCAAAAGACTTAAAAGAATCAACATCGGTATACGCCATTTTATCTTTCTCCTACAGGGTTATCGGTTCGCGAGAAACCGACATGAACGATGAAATCCAATTATCAATATTGGATGGTGCCATATTTTCGTCCATCAACTTAAGACGAAGTTGGTAAGAATTAAACTTCAACTCTTTATTTTCATAACTTTTTTCCAACGCCTGAATAGATTGTATGTTAACATCTATATCTAATAACTGAACTATCTCATAATTTCTTTTCAATAGCTCAGCACTATCAACATACTTCTCATACTTACTATTTTTTTGTTGACCTGCGTATTCTAAAAGGTTACTCACATCAGCACTTTCCTTCTCATAAAACAATGGAAAATCACGCTTTAAACTCTTCTCTCCCACACCATTGATGCCACCGATGTTATCACTCTTATCACCGACAACTGCCTTTAGAAGGGCATAATTAGGTGGAAAAACACCCTCTTTTTCCATCATCCAATCAATGTCTATCAGTTCACCTTTTGGATGCTCTTTTGTTTTCACAGGGCGAAAGATAGCCGTCCTCTCATCAACCAATTGAAAAAAATCTCTATCGGTTGACACTATAATCTTTGCATCGTTTTTAAAAAAGTTTCTACAAGAATAAGCAATTTGATCGTCTGCTTCCAAATATTGCACCGCTGGTTGATAGACAGGTAACTCATCTAAACACTCTTTGAGTAAGTGCAGTTGTCTCGCAAAAGATTCTTTCTCATCTTCTTGCGAATATTCAAAATGCCTATTTAATCCTCTAAATTTTCTGCCTTCTTTATATTCTTTGAGCGTCTTTCTACGGCGCTCTGAAGAACCTTTACCTTCCCAAACTACAGAAACAATGTCGGGTCCATGCTTTTTTATTTGCGATTGTAGGCTGTTTAATGTGCCATAAACGCCACCTACGTGTTCACCATCATCATTTGTCAACCTTACTGCTGAAAAATTCCTAACAAACATATTCATCAAATCAATCAATAAAACCTTTTTCATATTTTTACCATACCACCATATTGGTTAAGAGTCTTTTTGTAATCACTCTATATAATATAAGAAAATCTTTCCAAGTTGTCAAGCTTTTTCTTTGTTCAACTAAGGATTCTTTTTCTCTTATTTTAGCTAGTTTAATAGCCCATCTTTGCTGCCTTAATAAGCACACTCTAGTTCCGCCTGTGTACCAGACAGAGTTTTCAATAACATTCCACCACCATATCCTAAGTGTGATTAACATAATAAAAACCCTTAATTAATATTAGCGACTCGTCATCAATTTCATTCCCCATCTTTCTCTCTCCTAGTTGGTGTGGGAGATTTTCTAAATCTTGGATCAGTGCGTTTTTGCCAAACTATTTTTGATCTTTTTACATCCCTACTGGTCTGCGTGTTTTTAACTTCAACCTTAATGCTTTGTTGTGGCGGTGTTTGGGGTACGGGTGGCTGCGGAACGTCATGTATGTGATAATGAGTAGAGGAATTATAACTACTGTGATAACGAGGAACAATGCCGTAATACCCATTATGGCCATATACATAAGGGTCGTATGTTCTGCGACCATAATATCTGTTAACCATTGGATTAGGTTCATCAATTTTATCCTGTTTTTCTATGTTATGAATATCTACTTTAGGCTTAGGGCTTATTTTAAGAGGATCGCTTAGTAATGTATAGCAACCATTTAAAGCAAAAAGTAAAGAAACCAATGTTAAATGTTTAAAGATTTTCCGATACATAATCTAACCTTCTTAATGATGCGTCATTATACTTATATGGTTTAACACCAGGCGATTCTAAAATGTCAATACGATTTATCCAGCGCGCAGCCATCGTATCACGGACTTGATAAACTCCAGACTTCTTACCAGCATCCACCCACACATAATCACCATATCTAAGAAAACCCCCATAACGCGTAAGCATATTTCGTGAAACCGCCACATATCTATATTCACTTGCCTTATTTATTTTAATAACACTTCCATCTGCTGTAATATTCGGCGTATCATCTGTTTGATCTGCAACAGGGTGATACATGGTTACAACCACTTTGTGCTTATTACTTTCGTATTCTTCTATCTTTTTCTCTTTAACAGCTAACATTTGAGCTAGCTTCAAACCTTCTAGGGTTGTATCTTTTATTAATGAATCGGCCAATGTAATCATTCTATCCATCAATAAATTTTCTTCTGTAAGTATATCAATCTCTTTTTTCTTTTCAAAACCTTGCAATACTAAAATCACTAATAGAAGAAAAATAGATATACTTTTCACTTTTTCTCTTTGCATTTACTTACCCCGATAATATAAATACTGCATCAAAAAATTATAAAAATCTACTATCATTTAAAAAAATTTAAATTCATTGTTTGGGAAAATTTTTTGGCTGGGCCGCAGGGACTCGAACCCCGATCTGCAAGAACCAAAATCTTGTGTATTACCAATTATACGACAGCCCAAAAAATTAAGAATACCAGTTTTGTTCCTTCGCATGAAGTTTCATATGGCAGTTAGCACATAGTACATCACACTTCGTGACTTCCTCTTTAATTGTAACTAAAGATCTAGAATCACCTACCAATCTGGATACAGGAGCTACTTTGGTTTCCGGATGGATATGATGAAATTGTAAGCACGCATAATCTTTTTCTCCACATTTCACACAACCATTTTTTGCCATCTCCCTCAAAAATGTATATGCTTCGTTTTTAAAATTCTTTTTCCACCTATCCCTTTTCGCTGCATACACTTCTTTATTATTAAGATAGTGTTCTCTTTGGTACTCCCTATTACAAGGTTTGCAAAAAGATTGAAGTCGAGTTTTGGTTTTTTTATTAAACTGGTCAAAAGGTTTTTGTTCCTTACATCTCGCACAAGTTTTCATAACTCTCTCCTTTTATATAAATATTAATAAGGTTTTCATTATTACCAAAGAGTGAAAACTTATATAGAAAAAAATGGTACTCCCAACGGGGCACGATCCCGTATTTTTGCCTTGAAAGGGCAATGTCCTAACCGATTAGACGATGGGAGCATTTAACTCTTCACCAAAAATTTAATAAGACGAGCGCAACAGAAGATGAAAAATAATAAACCACTAGCTACAGGAGTTGAAATTTCTGTCACACTAAATGTAGGGGCTACACTATAATTCCACAGAAAAGAAAACACCCAACCTAAAAACAGGAAAAGTGCCCCAACAAAAAGGGCAACAATTCCTATTCCTATTATAAACCCTATGATAAAAAATACCCAAATCCACCAAGGATATTTTTTATCATCTTCTTTTAATGTTTCCCAAAACTTCATTAGAGAATCTCGTCCGTCCCTAACTCTTCAGTAGTAATTTCTTCATCTCTTTTATCTGGATCTTGTTCTATAACCAACGATTGCTTAACCTTAAGTTTGCAATAAGCGTGAGCCTCTTTGTGATCAGCCTCTCTTATCCAATCTACAAACTTACGATTTTGAAACTCATATACTTCACCAGTATCTTTGTTAGTGATAGATGACTTTTGTGCTGAAATCTTATCTGCTTCACCACTCTTCAACAAGACATCAAGCCAGCTTTCTTCATCAATCAAACCTTTAGTGAAATACATTTTTAACTCTGCATCTCTATGAGGCGGCCCAAGACGGTTCTTAATTATCTTTGGTCTAATGCCAACACCTATCACATCTTTACCAACCTTAACTTTGCCTCCACTATAAAGTTTAACCCTTACAGAAGAGAAGAAAGGTATGGCTTTGCCGCCAGGAGTTGTAGTATCATCACCAAAGAAAACGCCAATCTTTTGACGCACTTGATTAAGAAACACCAACGATACACGTTGAGTTCCAACGAAACGAATGCTCTTGCGTAAGCCTTGGCCAATAAGACGAGCAGCTAAACCAATAGTGGCTTCTCCATATTCATTTTGAATTTCAGTATCGGTAGAAGTGCCTGCTACAGAATCCCAAACGATACAACACAGTTTGTCTTTATGGGTTTCACGAATACGGCGAATGATTTCTTCTATGGCTTGAAAAACTTTCTCTACAGAATCTACTTGAAGGTAGACAAGATTGCCACCTTCATGTTGAAACTTTAGACCTAACAATCTAAGAAAGTCTTCATTAGCGGCATTCTCTGTATCAATAAGAATAGGGATGCCACCCTTGTCTTGACAATCCTTAAGAATCATATAAGACAAAAGAGATTTACCAGTAGCAGCTTCGCCACTAATTTCTACTAACTTGCCAACTGGTATGCCACCGTCAGCCTCTACGCTATTAGAAATAATTGTATCTAAAACAGTAGAGCCGGTTGATAGCCACTCTTTTACTTCTGCTGGACTATCGCCTTTTCCCATAATATAAGCAACATCACCAAGCTTTTTATTAAGAGAATCTACAAGAATATCGGTAAGGACGCTGTTCTCATCAACAACATCCTTACCAGTTGCGACCTTTTTACGAGCCATATTAGTTTAGCAGCTTATCAAAAGCTGCGCCAATTTTCTCACTCACGCCGTCTTCTTCAGATTCTACCTTTTGAGTGAAGTCCTTAGCAGTCCCTGCTGAACTATCAGAATCATCAGCATTTGGATTGATGTGCTTGTCCAATGCAATCTTCATCTCTTCAATTGGTGCATACTGAAACAACTCATCAATCGGCTTCACACTATCAATAATAGTGGGAATATCATTCTTAGGTGCAAGCGGCGTAGGTTTAAGGGCAGTTATTACCGAAGCTGGCACTAACCAATTATTAAACCCGTGTTCCATCTTTACCACCAAATCAAGACCTTCATTCTCATCGGTAATATCAACACCCTGCCTCAATGCGCTCTTGACCAAATCAAGAATATCCTTATATGTAGTGCGAGGCGATACACTCCACCAACGAATACCCTTATCTTCTTCGCCACGTTTAATGATAGGAATATAGGCTCGGTTCTTTGGAGCCATATTCTTAAACATTTCCTTAAAGCTATCATCATTGGTAGCCTTAAACTGATCCCAACACTTAGTGGCAAAGTCACAAATAGGGTCAGTTTCACCTTTCATCTTTGTAGGACAGAGGAATGTACGCCCTGCGATTCCGAAATGAAACCACATTTCTTGGAAAGGCATTTCTGGATCATGCTTATAAGGGGCAATACGAATATTATGCTCACCTTCATCCAACTTAATAATAGCGTCTTGATTACCGCCGCCATTACTTTTTGTTGGGTCAAGCTTGTCCAATGCCGCGTTGATCTTGTCCAAATTGATTGCCATTTTTTTCTCCTTAAAATGGTGTAAAACTACGATTGTGAAACATTATAACACTTTTTTACGAAAATTTAAACTACTGATGCATCGCATCCTAACATTTCTTCATCAAGACATCGGCAACTTTCTCCACATGATTTAAAGGGTTTATTTCTAATTCTACTATATAATATAAGCAATATTAATGGTAATGTCAAGAGAAAAATTAAGATTTTTTTCATTTTTTTCATCTTTCTTACTTTAAATTTTCTTATACCATAATATACACAATTGTAGGGGGTTTGTCAAGGCTTATTTTGATTTATTTTTAGAAATATAGATCAGACCAAATTTGCATTGTATGGGGGTAAATGCTACTCATTTGCTTTTTTAGCACTTTTGCGTACTCTCGTATCTCCCACTGGGCATCAAGTTTATCTCGCAACTCAATGAAGTTGCAAATAGCTTGAAATGAGGCTGTCCAATAAAATTCTGTATAACAAGATAGTGGAAGTAAAG